CTAGTCGTCACGGCAGACCACCCAGTGCAGTTGATCATCGTTGACGAGCATGTGGCACATGCCCTTCTTGTGAGTTGCCCGCACCATCGACGGGAATTTCACAATGACCGAACCGTTCAACGCGAAGTCGGCTGCCTTGCTCAAGGTCGCGTTCATCCGCAGGTAGCCGTCGTCGTAGTCCGCCTCGCAGATTTCGACGACCCCGTCGAACAGGTCTTCCTTCATCGCAGAGAACTCCTGTTCTCCAGCGGGGATGAGATCCCGAAGGTTGCGGCGAACCCCTTCAGCATCCCAGAAATGCCCACGCTGCCTGGCGAACGCCTTCCGGTATCGATCGGGCAGGTCACTGAGATCGGCAACCGGAGTTCCCAGGTGCTCGGCGAGAGCGGCAAACATCTGTGTGGTGTAGCCGGATTCGAGTGCAGGATCGGGCGACTCGGGAACTTTCGGTGTGGGCTTCCATGGCAGCGAAGAAGACCCCAAATGAAGTTTGCCGCCGTTGATCCTGCCTTCGGCTAGCGGCAGGTTGGTGAACAAATCTGGTTGCTCCTGCGGGGCGGCACCGTCGGCGAGTAGATCCCGGTCGTTGCTGTTTGACCACAGGATCGCTTTCAGCCATTGCCCCACAGCGGACGGCACTTTCCCTACATCGTGCACATTGATGTTGGCCACCGTGAGCTGCTCTTGGAACGTAGCGAGGGCGTCGACGCCTATGGGGTCACAGAGTTCTTCAACTTTGCTGGTGTCCAGATGATTGTGGAAGTCCCGGGCTTTCCAATCGGGCAGTTTCCTGTCCCCGTTGAAAAACCGTACGAGGTCGGTCTCGTTGATCCCGGCCCACACTCCGACCGTGATCGACGTCTTTCCAGGTTCCCGCTTCTTCTCGTGCGCGGACGTTTCGACAAAGACGGTTTCCTTATCCATCACCGCGTCGAAGAAGTCCTTCATGAACCCCTTCTTTGTCCGGGCGACTCCCGACATGAAGGGTTGGACGGTTCGGCAGAAAGCGCCCAGCGCATAGCGAGGGTCTGCATTTGCTGCCATCTCGTCTCCTCTCCGTCTTCTGCAGTCTTGTCTCGTCTCGGGTGCCAGCGACTCGTTTTCCTATCGTGAAAACAGGTTTAGAAACCGAGTGCAGTCCTTGGGACGAAGATATGTCGATTCTACCTCGGCGTGCACGTTTCTAAACATCAAGTACACGAACGTGTCGCGAGGAGGTGAGAAGAGACATGGGAACCCGTAACACGAAGCAGACGTCTCGACCGGTCGCCAAGAAGGCGTCCGCACTGCTGCGCGACGGTCGCACCTCGGCCAAGACGAAGTCGGTCGCAGCCTCGGCGCTGGCTCAGGCCAAGCCGCGTAAGGGCAAGTAGCCCTCACGGCTGTCCTGCTGGCCAGACGTCAGTCGGCAGGACAGCCCAACCGCTGTGGCGGTCAGAGCCGTACCGGTCACCGGCCGGCCGCCCTTCCTCCTACACCCGCATGCGTTTTTCAACCGTATTCGGGAGACCTCCGTTGAGCGCTTGATGGGCACCACCTGTATCCGGGTTCACCCCGGGTCGGGTCGGTGCCCGTCACTGTTTCCGCTCAACACCACGGTCTCTCGCCGGTTGCCCTCAACGAGGTCTCCCTTCGCAAGAAGGGAAGCCCTCACGTGGCATTCAACAACCAATTCACTGTCCCGTACCTGACCCCCAGGGGCAACACCATCGACCTACCCGTCCCTGACCTGCCCGACAGCGAAGAACTGCGTGCCCAGCTGCGCGATCTGGCTTCGCGTCCGAAGTGGGCTTGCGCCTACCTCGACGACGTGTACGCCGAGTACCGCGAGCTGGACAATCGCCGCCGCTCCGACATCTCCGTCGACCAACCCGGCCACGGTGATGACGACGAGCGTGGCGGGCTGGGCGCGGATTACTTCGCCTCGGACGATCCGGACTTCACCGCGCAGGTCGAGGCCAACTTGGCGGTGGTCGAACTGCTGAGTCCGCTGACTGCGACGCAGCGCGAGTACATCGAGCTGCATGTGCTCCACGGCGACCGGTTCACCGAGATCGCCGCCGACAAGACCGGCGCAGGCCAGCTGACCAGTGCCGATGCGGTGCGTAAGGCCGTCTCGCGCGGTCTGGTCCAACTGCGCAAAACACTCACCGAGTCGTAGGCCGTCCGGTTTCGGTGCGTCCCATGCCTGACAGATGCAAGGCACTCCCTTCACTAGCCCGGTGATGGGGCGTACCACCACTCACATGGAAGGAAACCCGGATGTCCACCAAGCTCAAGATCAAGATCGCCAAGCATCCCAGCCCGGCTGCCGCACTCGCTGCAAAAGAAATCCGCCCCAGCAGGCGGATGCTGCGCGCGATCTTCGGCACCAGCCGACCCCAGCACCGCATGGCCGTGCTCCTGCCCGGCTCCGAAGCCTCCACCGTCGAGGTGCGTGTCGCCGACACCGACGACGACCTGATGGCGCTGGCCGACGCGGCAGGTGTCACCCGCGAGGGCGGTGATAACCGATGATCCCGGTGAGTGACGCGAACAGGTTCATTGGCGCGCTGAACCGGATCGCCGAAGGCGTCACCATGCTCGCCGCCGCAATTGAGGAGACCGCGTGGGAGGGGTTCGAGGATCACGCCGGGATGCTAGGTAGCCGTCCGATCGCCTCCGTCGGGCTCGCACAACCCGACCTGGAGCAGGCCGCCGCTGAGTACGAGGCCGCCCACCGACAGGCACCCGAACCGGCACCTGAGCCGGAGTCGGTGTCGCTGGCGCAGGTGCGTGGAGTGCTCGCCGACCTGTCCAGCCAAGGCATGACCGAGCAGGTGCGTGGGCTGATTGTCGCCACCGGCGCGGACAAGCTGTCGGCGGTTGACCCGGCGAAGTACGGGTGGCTGCTGGCCAAGGCGAAGGAGCTGTCCGATGCCTGACCAGCATGCGCTGCTCTCGGCGTCGGGTTCGCACCGGTGGCTCAACTGTCCACCCAGCGCCGTCCTGGAATCCCGCGAGCCGGATTCTCCGTCGGCGGCGGCCGAGCAGGGCATCGTCGCACACGCGCTGGCGGAGTGGAAGCTGCGGCGTTCCCTCCACCAAGCGCCGACCTTCAAACCCGAATCTGACTGGATCGACGACGAGATGGAGAACCTGACCGACGACTACGTCGCCTTCGTCCAGGAACACATCTCACTGGCACAGGAGACCTGTGGTGATCCGCAGGTGTTGATCGAGCAGCGCCTCGACTTCTCCCATGTGGTGCCGGGCGGTTTCGGTACCGGCGACTGTGTGATCATCGCCGAACCCAAGCTGCAGATTATCGATCTGAAGTACGGGCAGGGTGTCCTCGTCGAAGCCGAGCGCAACCCGCAGCTCATGCTCTACGCGCTCGGAGCCGTCCACGCTTTCGGGGACTTGTATGACATCACCGATGTTGCGGTGACGATCTACCAGCCCCGCCGAGGAAACGTCGACACCTGGGAAACCGACGTCGCTGACCTGCAGGCGTGGGCTGCGACCGAGGTCAAGCCGAAAGCCGAGTTGGCTGCGGCGGGCGGGGGCGAGTTCTGTCCCGGCTCGTGGTGCCAGTTCTGCCGCATCGCACCGACGTGCCGGGCACGTGCCGAGGTCAACTTGGCGCTCGCCCAGCGGGAGTTCGCCCCGCCCGCCGAGCTGACGGATGCGGAGATCGCGGACGTTCTCGCGAGGATTCCACAGCTCAAATCGTGGGCTGCGGATGTGGAGGCCTACGCGCTCTCGCAGGCGGTGAACCAGGGCAAGCACTGGGATGGTTTCAAGCTCGTCGCCGGACGGTCTGTCCGCAAATACACCGACGAGGGTGCCGTCGCTGAGGCGGCTCAGGCTGCCGGATACACCGACATCTACGACAAAAGGCTCATCACGCTCACTGCGATGGAACGCCTCATGGGCAAGAAGACCTTCAACGAGGTTCTCGGTGACCTCGTGGTCAAACCGGTCGGGAAGCCGACGCTCGTGCCCGACACCGATAAACGACCCGTGCTCGATATCCGCAGCGCCGAATCCGAATTCACGAAAACCAGTAACTAATAGAAAGAAGGACACTCATGTCAACTACGAATCCGACCCGTATCGTCACCGGCGAAGTCCGTCTCTCTTACGCCCATGTGTGGGAGCCGAACTCGATCCAGGGCAGCAAGCCCAAGTACTCCGTGTCGCTGATCATCCCGAAGACGGACAGGGCCACGATCACCGCGATCGAACGCGCGATCGACGCGGCCATTGACGCTGGGACGGCCAAGTTCGGGGGTAAGCGCCCGAACAAGGCTGCTCTGAAGCTGCCGCTGCGTGACGGGGATACCGAGCGTGACGACGAAGCTTACGCCAACAGCTACTTCGTCAACGCGAACTCGCTGACCCCGCCGCAGGTGGTGGACGAGAACGTCGCTCCGATCCTCGACCGTTCCGAGGTGTACTCGGGTTGCTATGCCCGAGTGTCACTCAGCTTCTATGCGTTCAACACGAACGGGAACAAGGGCATCGCCTGCGGGCTGGGCAACATCCAGAAGCTCCGCGACGGCGAATCCCTCGGAGGCGGACGTATCTCCGCTGAGTCCGACTTCGGCACCCCCGCCGCCGCCAGCGACGACTTCCTCAGCTAAGGAGTTCACCGTGATGAATGACTGCTTCATGGCGATCACGCTGGCGTACTGGCTGTACTTCCTGATCCCCATTGGGGTCGCGTTACTGCTGTCGTGGATCTCCGACAAGCGTGAAGAACGACGCTTCGCCAAGCTTCTCGAAGAAGAACGAGCACGCGTGAGGGACAGCGAGATCGCCCGCACTGAAACTGCACCCGAGTAAAACCATCACCTTGTGGAGGGGACTGCCGATCACGGTGGTTCCCTCCACACTCGTCATGAAAGGACTGCTCCATGCGCTCGCTCTACTGTGATCTCGAAACCTACAGCCCCGTCAACCTCGCCAAGTCCGGCGTGTACCCGTATGCCGCCGATCCTGAGTTCGAGCTGCTCCTGTTCGGATACTCAATCGACGGCGGCCCGGTGGAAGTCGTCGATCTCGCCAGTGGTGGTGGGCTGCCCGACGAGGTGCTCGCAGCATTGGTGGACCCGGGCGTGGTCAAGTGGGCGCATAACGCCGCCTTCGAGCGGGTCGCGCTCTCCGCGTGGCTGCAGCGTCATCACCCCGAGCTGTTGGCGGCCGGGTTTCTTGACCCGAGCCAGTGGCGCTGCACGATGGTGTGGTCGGCTTACCTCGGGTTGCCGATGAGCTTGGACGCGGTCGGTGCCGCGCTCGACCTTGACGTGCAGAAAGACAGCGCAGGCAAGAAACTGATTCGGCAGTTCTGCACACCCGCCACACCCAGCGTGTTGAACGGTGGCAGCACGAGGAACCTACCGGGCAGTGACCCGGATGGGTGGCAGGCGTTTGTGGAGTACAACCGGCGTGACGTCGAGGTCGAGCTTGCGATTCACGACCGGCTTTCCCTGTTTCCTATGCCTGACGCCGAGTGGGGCGCCTACGCCCTCGACCAGACCATCAACGACACCGGCATCCTGCTCGACCACACCCTCGCCGAAGCGGCCGTCGCCCTCGACGACCAACACCGTGCGGCGACGTTGGCGCGGGCGCGGGAGTTGACCGGGTTGGAGAATCCGAACTCGCCCATCCAGCTGAAAGACTGGCTCACCGATCACGGCTGCGAACTACCGTCCCTCGCAAAAACCGACGTCGAGGCCGCCCTCGACACCGCCACCGGCGTGGTGCGTGAAGTGCTGGAGCTGCGCGGCGATCTCGTAAAATCCTCGGTGAAGAAGTACCAGGCGATGCATAACGTTACAGGCACGGACGGTAGGGCACGCGGTCTGCTCCAGTTCTATGGAGCGGGACGCACCGGACGGTTCGCCGGACGCCTCGTCCAAGTCCAAAACCTGCCCCGTAACTACCTGCCCGACCTCGACCAAGCCCGCGCCCTCACCCGGCAGGGCAACCTCGACGCCCTTGAACTGCTCTACGACTCCGTGCCAGACACGCTGTCCCAGTTGATCCGGACAGCGTTCATCCCCAGTGCCGGGTGCCGATTCATCGTCGCCGACTACTCCGCGATTGAAGCCCGCGTCATCGCCTGGCTCGCCGGAGAACACACCACCCTCCAAGCCTTCGAGCAGGGCAAGGATCTGTATTGCGCGACCGCGAGCCGCATGTTCGGCGTCCCCGTCGAAAAACACGGCATCAACGCCGGGCTGCGGCAGAAGGGGAAAATCGCGGTTTTGGCTTGTATTGCCGAGGGGCAGCTCGTGCTCACTGACAGCGGTGAGGTTCCGATTCAGAATGTCACGCCAGCCATGCGGGTGTGGGACGGCACCCGGTGGGTGGCTCATGACGGCGTCATTGACAAAGGAGAAAAACATGTCATCACCTACGACGGTCTCACCGCCACTCCTGACCACCTCGTGTGGGTACAAGGGCAACCGGGGCCGATACCACTCGGGCAAGCTGCCGCCAGCGGCGCACGTCTCCTACAAACCGGAGATGGTCGGCACCCAATACGGGTGGGTGACAATTATCAACCCCCAGAAACGCTGGAGCCACAACTGGAACCACTGCTACGTGGAAACCCGCTGCACCAGCTGCGGAGCACAGCAATGGACGAGCCTCAGCAGTCTCGAACGCGGGATCTCCAAGGGCTGTCAACAGTGTTCGGAAAAAGACAAACCCCATATTCCCAGATGGTTAGACCGCAGGCTCACCGCAGCCAAGCAGCGTTGCACAAACCCATCCGATCCGCAATGGCCTTCCTACGGTGGGCGTGGCATCGAATTCCGGTTTTCCACCCCACTCGAGGCCGGAGTGTGGATTCTCGAGAACGTAGAAAACGTGCGCCCCGACTTGGAACTGGATCGCATCGACACCAACGGTCACTACGAAAAAGGCAACCTCAGGTTCGTGTCGAGAGCAGTCAACATTGCCAACCGTCGCAACACAGTGCTCACACGCTTCGAACAGCGCTACTGGCCCTACTCCCGAGTCGTCGTCACCCGCAAACTCTCGCAGGGCATGAGCCGGGAAGCGATCATCAACGATGCCCGCAAAGCCGTGGCCGCCAAACGCAAAGCCTGGCCATTGATTCAGGCACGACTCGAGTTTATGACCTACTCAATGCCGGAGAACATCATCGTTACACCGTATCGGGACGCCTCGTCCACAACTGCGGCTACGGCGGCTCCGTCGGCGCATTAAAAGCCATGGGTGCCCTACGGATGGGGCTGGTCGAGCACGAACTCAAACCCATCGTCGACGCCTGGCGGGCAGCCAACCCGCACATCGTGCGACTCTGGGCGGATGTCGAGCAGGCCGCGATTGATGCGATCACCACCCGACAACCTATCCAGCTGGGCAACCTTGGCTTCACTGCCGAGTCCGGCATCTTGTTCATCACCCTGCCCTCTGGTAGGCGGCTGGCCTACGTGAAGCCCCAGCTGGGTGAGAACCGGTGGGGCGGCACCTCCATCACCTACAGCGGTGTCACGACCGGACGCAAGTGGGGGCGGCTGGAGACCTACGGCGGGAAACTCGTCGAGAACATCGTCCAAGCAGTCGCTCGTGACCTCCTCGTCCACGCCATGACACTCGTCGCTCAGGCTGGGCACAAGATTGTCATGCACGTCCACGACGAAATCGTCATCGACGAACCCGAGGACTCCGGCTTCACCATCGCCGATGCCTGCCAGCTCATGACGACCCCACCCGACTGGGCAGCAGGACTGCCACTCGACGCCGACGGGTACGAATGCGACTACTACCGCAAGGATTAACGGTGGTGGAGAGCTAGTTGTTGGCGGTGAGTAGCTTTGGCGCCATTTCGCCGTAGCGGGCTGGGGTTGCGATGCCTGCGGCGAGCAGGGCATTCGTGGCAAGGATTGGCTCGACTCGGTTGGCGAGCCAATCCTTCTGGAGTCCCGTCTTGGTGGCGACTTGGTCAAGTGCGACGAAGATCTTGTAGATCGAGTGATCGTTGAATTGGCGGTGGTCTCGTTTAGCTCGTCGGGCGATGTTGGGGAGGAGCCCTGGACGGTCGAGAACAGCGTGGTTCCAGAGTTTGGCGCAGTGGGCGTTGCGGTTGCGTAGGTAGACGAATGACCGGACTTGGCTTGGCAGCGTGGTGGGGGAAACGTTCATCGATGCTGCCATGTCGTGCAGTACTCCGGACGTGCCTGAAGCCTCGATGAGTCTGGACAGGCTTCCAAATGAGAAGGCCTCTACCGCTACCCAGATGGGCATGCGCGCATAGGCCTCAATGCTGTAAGCCCTACCGGTTTTGATCTCATCGCGGTAGTGAGACACGAAGGTCTCTTTGCTTCGATCCAGATTCGACAGTGCATGCTCTTCGACACGTTCATCATCAGGATTAGGAGATTGAGTGAACCCGTCACCTCGAGCGAACGCTCCGATCGCTCCGACACGCTGGGCGTAGTAGTGAGCAAACCGGGTCCTGAGGAGAACTTCGATCGGGTGGAGGACCTCGTCACAGACTACAATTAGGTCCTGTTCGGCTTCGTAGAGTCGCTGGATCACATCAAAGGATGAACCGTCTAAGAAGCAGTTGTTGCCCGCCATAGGGTCGATTTGCCAGTAACGGAAATATCCCGAGAGACGGTAGTAGTTCACGCGAGATAGGAACTCGGCTGCTGACGCGGTGTCAGTGACGGTCAAACCGCGTGCTTGAAGCAGTTCGACTTGTTCATCGTAACTGAGCCAGCGCTTGACCATGAGCTTCCTAGAAAATGAAAGGCCCCGGTCATTTGTGCATTGACCCTTGCGGGACTAGAGGCCTGACCGGGGATCTATCACCTCCTACGGTACGTCAACGTGGCCGTCTGGTCAACGTCACGTGCCGAAGTCGGCGTCTCCACACCAGAGATCCAACCAACTCTCGACCGGGGTCGAGGCGAGCTGAACGACCATCCCCAAGCTAGTCAGGTTCATGCCGGAACTCCAGCGGCGTGGATCGTGTCAAGGCTGCCGCAGCGCTTCTCCTGGTGCCCTCTGACCCGTCCGGATTCGCCGGCCCTCGGGGGCGTATGGGCGAGAGCCTTCCTCACGCCGTGTCCGGTTTCGGTGCCTGCCGTGCCTGACAGGTGAGAGCCTGGCGCAACCCGCGCCACCTGTTTGTCTACCCGGCTCTCAGAAAAGGAGCTGGTCATGGCTACCGGACTACAAGCGTTCACCAACCACGAGTTCGGCACGATCCGAACCATCACCTCCGGCGGGCAGGTGTTGTTCTGCGGACGGGATGTGGCCACCGCCCTCGGCTACGCCAACCCGAGCAAGGCACTCCAAGATCATTGCAAGGGGGTTCCGTTTCGTTACCCCCTTGAGACGCCTGGTGGCATCCAGCAGGTCAGGTTCATCAGCGAAGGTGACCTGTATCGGCTGATCGTCTCCTCCAAGTTGCCCGCCGCCGAACAGTTCGAGGCGTGGGTGTTCGACGAGGTGTTGCCGTCGATCCGCCGTCACGGCGTGTACGCCATTGACGAGCTGCTCAATGATGATGAGTTCTTGGAGCGGGCGATCGTCACGATCCGAGCAGAGCGTGCGAAGCGGCTCGCCGCCGAACAAGCCCTGCTGGAGGCGGCACCGAAGGTGTCCTATTACGACGTGGTGCTGGCATCGCCGTCGTTGATCACCACCACCGAGATCGCCAAGGACTACGGATTGAGCGCGAAGAAGCTGAACCAGATTCTGCGCGAGGAGCAGGTGCAGTTCCACCAGTCCGGCCGCTGGTTCCTTTACGCCAAGTTTGCTGAGCAGGGCTACACCCAGTCAAAGACGCACGAGTACGACGAGGGCAAGACCCGCACCCACATGTACTGGACGCAGAAGGGACGCCTGTTCATCTATGACCTGTTGAAAAACACCCGCAGGCTGCTGCCGGTAATCGAGCGTGAAGGCGAGGACGCCAGATGACCACCACCGCGCTTCTCGATAGCGGAATCCCGACCAAGAACATCGAAGGATACCCTGACCCCACCTGCTACAAGGCACTGAAAGCGATCCAGCGCGCCGAGTACGGGTACCGACCGCTGGTGTACATCTGCTCCCCGTACTGCGGCGATGTGGAAGCCAACCTCAAGCTTGCCCGCCGCTTCAGCGCGTTCGCTGTCTCCGCGCGGCAAATTCCGTTGGCCCCGCACCTGCACTACCCGCAGTTCATGGACGACACCGACCCGGATGCCCGTGAGCTGGCCATGTTCTTTAACCGCATCCTGCTGTCGAAATGCGAACAGCTGTGGGCATACATCGGCCGGGTCAGCGCGGGGATGCGTGCCGAAATCGATTGGGCTCACCAGATGGATATTCCGGTCCGGTTCTTCGGCGCTGACTTTCAGGAGGTGCACCCCGCATGACGCCATTCACCCTGTGTGCCGCCACCAGCAGCGGCAACCCACACAACAACCACTACCCGAACCACCACCACATCACCGACCAGACGGGACTAGGGCAGGTGACCCAGCTGGATCATGTCGCCGCCACCTACACCGGCGACCGGCGCTCCTCTGCGAGCTTCATCTCCTCAGACTGTGTCGTCATGGACATCGACAACGACCACACCGACAACCCCGCCGACTGGATCACATCGGAGACCCTCGGCGAGCTCATGGCGGGTGTGGTGTTCATGACCGCCACCAGCCGCAACAACCAGAAGCCGAAGGGCGCACTGTCGGCCAGGCCGCGCTTCCACGTCTACTTCCCAATCACCGAGGTCACGGACGCCGACACCTATGCGGGGTTGAAGCGCCGCCTGGCGGCCAGGTTCGGTTTCTTTGATCAGCAGGCGTTGGATGCCGGCAGGTTCATCTACGGCACCACCAACCCCGAAACCACCATCCACAACGGCAACCAGCTGCTCGACGCGTGGCTGGATGAGGCCGACGAGATTGACGTGTTCGCCGCGTTCGACGCTTCCACGCAGGTGATCGGGGAAGGCTCCCGCAACGCCACCCTCTCCCGCTTCGCCGGACGCGTCCTGATCCGTTACGGGCAGACCGCCCAAGCTCGTGACCTGTTCGACCGGAAAGCGTCCCTGTGCGAACCGCCCCTCGGGGATCACGAGTTGGAGTCGATCTGGGGCTCGGCGTGCAGGTTCGCCGCCAAGGTTGAGGCGCAGCCGGGGTATCTGTCGCCGGAAGCCTACGCGGAGCTGACGAGCCTGAAGCCAGATGATCTCACCGATGTGGGGCAGGCGACGATCCTGGCTGGCGAGTACGCGGGACGGATCTGCTATTCGCCGGCGACCGCGTGGATGGCCTACGAGAACGGGGTGTGGGAAGAAAACGAACCCAAAGTCCAGCACGTCGTCCAAGAACTCACCACCCGCCAACTCGAACAGGCTCAGACCGAACTCGACCAGGTGACCGAGCGTGCCGGGGAACTCGGGGTGACCGCGATGTTGGTGGCGATGAGCAAGACCAAGGCGCTGGCGGCGTTTAGCCGAGAGCAGGCGCGGGCCTACCACCAGATGGTCGCAGTGCAGGAGTGGATGAAGTTCATCTACAAATGCCGCTCAGACCGCACCATCCTCGCCGTCATGCGCCAAGCCCGCCCATTGGCGCTCATCGACCCGCACGTGCTCGATGCCGACCCCTACCTGCTCAACACCCCCTCGGCGACGTTCGACCTACGCGACGGCACAGCCCGTGACCACGACCCAGGCGACATGCTCACCAAACAAACCGCCGTCGACCCCACCGATCAAGGCCAGCAGATGTGGCTCGACGCGCTCAACGTCACTTTCGGCGGCGACGCGGAGTTGATCGGGTACGTGCAACGAGTCTGCGGCCTGGCCGCGATCGGGAAAGTACTGATTGAGGCGTTGATCATTGCCTACGGCGACGGTAACAACGGCAAATCCACGTTCTGGAACACCATCGCCCGCGTCCTAGGCTCGTACTCGGAGACCATCTCGGCTGAGGTGCTCATCGCGGGCAAGAAGAACAACGCCAAACACGAAATGGCCGAAACCCGCGCCCGACGCCTCCTCATCGCTGGCGAGAACGACGAAGGTGTGCGCCTGTCGACCTCGACGACGAAACAACTCGCCTCGACCGACAAGATCGCCGCCGAGAAGAAGTACAAGGACCCCTTCTCGTTCACCCCCTCGCACACGCTCGTGCTCTACACCAACCACCTACCGCGTGTGGGTGCGATGGACACCGGCATCTGGCGCAGGCTCATGGTGATCCCGTTCGAACAAACCATCAAACCGGACAAGGACATCAAGAACTACGCCGACCACCTGTTCGAGCACGCCGGTGGCGCAGTCCTCGCCTGGATCATGGACGGCGCGAAGCTGATCCACGCCGAGGACTACCGGCTCACCCCACCCGCCCAAGTGGTGGAGGCGTCAGAGGCGTACCGGGCGGCCAACGACTGGTTCGCCCACTTCCTCGACGAACGCTGCGAAACCGGCGACGGCCTGTCGGAGAAGTCCGGGGAACTCTACGCCCGCTACCGGGCGTGGGCAATCGGTCGAGGAGATTACGCCCGGTCAACCACCGACTTCGCCGCAGCACTGGAGAAAGCCGGCCACACGAAACACCGCACCAACCAAGGCGTGCGCGTGGTCGGGCTGCGCCTGAAAACCGAATTCGAACTCTGAAAGGACACCCCACGATGACATCCCGCACCCCATCAACCACAACCGCTAACGACGCGATAGTCGTCAGCGGTTACCGGCCGAAGGATCGTGGTTGGTTGAACCATTACTACCGTCTGTACCCGTCCTCACCAGCGTTTTTGCGGTGACCGCCCGCCGGGCGTGCTGGTCGTGTTAGTCGCCCCTGGACTTCTCTATAGGGCCTTAAAAGTACAAACCAATATAGAAAGTTAAGGGCAGACCGTCACGACCAGCACACCCCTTGAAATCTCAAGGAGTGACCATGAACGAACACCACATCGAACAAGCACTGAAGCGTGCGGTTGAGGATGACGGGGGTCTGTGCTGGAAGCTTGTCTGCCCTGGAACCACGGGCGTACCTGACCGGCTATGCCTGATGGGAGGCCAGGTCGTCTTCGTCGAAGTCAAAGCACCCGGCAAGAAGCCCCGGCCGATCCAACGCCGCCGGATGAGCCAACTGGCCGCCCACGGCTTCACCGCGCTGGTCGTTGACTCGACCGACGGCATCAAGGAGGTGCTTGATGCGCTACCGGCCGCATAACTACCAGCAGACCGCCACGCGGTTCATCCTCGACCACCACGAAGCGGCGATCCTCCTGGGCATGGGACTCGGCAAGAGTGTCATCACCCTGACGGCAATCTGGCAGCTGCTGCTCGACTACTTCACCGTCTCCCGCGTCCTTGTCGTCGCACCACTGCGCGTCGCCCGCGACACCTGGCCAGCCGAAGTAGCCAAGTGGGACCACCTCCAAGGTCTATCGGTGGCGGTCGCGGTCGGCACAAAGCAGGATCGGCTCGACGCGCTGGCCAAGTCGGCGATGATGACCGTCATCAACCGGGAAAACATCCCCTGGCTCGTCAGACAGTACGGCGATAGCTGGCCGTTCGACATGGTCGTCATCGACGAACTCTCCAGCTTCAAGAACCACCGTGCGAAGCGGTTCACGGCGTTGGTGAAAATGCGCCCACACGTGAAGCGCTGGGTCGGCCTGACCGGCACCCCCGCCTCCAACGGGCTCATGGACATCTGGGCGCAATTCCGGCTCCTCGACGGCGGCCAACGCCTCGGCAGATTCATCACCCGCTACCGCGACAAGTGGTTCCTGCCGGATAAGCGCAACGGAATGCAGGTGTTCACGTACAAGCCGAGGGCAGGCGCTGAGGAGGAAATCTACGACGCTATCGCCGACATGACGTTGTCAATGCGCACCACCGACCACCTCACGCTGCCTGATCTGACGGTGACGACCACGCCCGTGGTGCTCGGAGCCGGAGAACGAGCTGTGTATGAGCAGCTCAAGGCCGACCTGGTGGTTGATCTGGATGGGCAGGTGGTGGATGCGGCGAACGCAGCCGCGCTGTCGGGCAAGCTGCTGCAGCTCGCCTCGGGTGCGATCTACGACGAGCACGGCGATACGGTCGAGGTGCATGGGGCGAAACTCGATGCCCTCGAAGACATCATCGAGGCCGCCAACGGCCAAACCGTCCTCGTCGCCTACTGGTACCGACACGACCGCGAACGCATCCAGCGTCGCTTCCCACAAGTCCGCGAACTGAAGACGTCGGCGGACATCGAGGCGTGGAACCGGGGCGACATCCCGCTTGGCCTGATCCACCCCGCTTCCGCTGGGCACGGACTGAATCTGCAGTCCGGTGGCCACTTGCTCGTGTGGTTCTCGCTGACCTGGAGCTTGGAGCTGTATCAGCAGACCAACGCCCGGCTGTATCGACAAGGACAGGCCGAGCCTGTCACCATCACCCACCTCACCGCCACCGGCACCCTCGACCAAGCCGTCCTCAAGGCGCTGGAGACGAAGGACATGACCCAGGCCGCATTGATCGACGCGGTCGCCACCGAACTCACAACCATAAGCAGGAAGGAGTCGTCATGCATGTGATGACCAAATACCTCGACACCCGCAAAGCAGCCATCAGCGCATTGCAGGACTTCGCCGTGATGGAGCAGATCATCGACACCACCGACGAGCAGATCAAGACCGCCTACGACGACGTCACCACCCCAGCCTCATCGAAACTCGACGGGATGCCCCGCCACACGGATCTGCACGCTGGGGAGATACGGGTGGCGGTCACGTTGGATCGGATCGACATCTACCGTGCCCGCTACGCCCAGGCGCGTGAGTACATGGCGTGGTTCCTGCCCGCCTGGCAGCTGCTCACCGACGACGACAGGTTCGTGCTCGAAGCATTCTTCCTCGGCGACGGTACCCAGGATGAGGCGGTGCAGACGGTGTGTGACCACTTCTACGTGGAGCGCACCAGCGCCCACCAGAAGAAGTCTCGGGCGCTCGCCCGGCTGGCGTCGGCGCTGTATGGGCAGGCCGCGTGAACCTAGCCGCCAAAAGGTGTCAAGAACTGCGGATGCATTTAGGGTTTCGGGCCTGCAATGATGTAGGTGGTTGAAAAGTAGGAAAAGCCCCAGGGCAAGCCCGGTCATCGGCTGGGTGCCTTGGGGCTTTGCCGTGTCCGGGAAAGGGGTGCGTGATGCCGGTCAAGCCTGCCCGTCCGTGTTCCCAGCCCGGCTGCCCGAACCTCACCCACGCCCGCTTCTGCGAAGCCCACGCCAAGGCAGAGGACGAGCGCTACCGCAAGTGGCAGCGTGACCCGAAGATCAACCGACGTTATGGGGCCCGCTGGCGCAAGATTCGTACCGCCTACATCACCGCCCACCCCTTGTGCGAGGACTGCCTCGCAGCTGGCCGGTACACCCCGGCGCAGGAAGTCCACCACGTCATCCCGTTGGAGCACGGCGGCACCCACGACACCAGCAACCTCCGGGCGCTGTGTAAGCCGTGCCACTCCCGCCAGTCGGCGCTCGACGGCGACCGGTGGAGGCAGACCCCGAGGGTCTACACCTACTGAAATCTGTGCCACGTCGCGCCACGTCGCGCCGAGGTTGAGAAACCTCAAAGATGCCCACCTCAGTGCTGATCGGCAGACACGGGGGAACCTGGCGGCGCTGGCGAGGGGGTTGGGGTCTCTCTATCTCTACGACGCTCGGACAGGTCAGCGGGCGGGGCCAACCGTGCACAAAGTTACCGAATCAAACAGGGTATTGACCCCGAGTTTCCGTTTTCATCTCTTGCGCCAAGGAGCGTGAGGGTCATTGAAAGTATCGACTACAAGCTGGCACCAAAGGGTTGCTGCATTGATGGCAAGGTCAGCGTGGCGTTTGTAGAGGCCGGTGCGTGCCGTAGAGGGGCCATGCCCAGTGCCGTGTGAGTTTCTTAGCTCATTAAGACTAAGAACGATATTGGTAGCTCCGCCGAGGATCCTTTTAACGGATTGTGTGGAATCGATTCCTTTGGTACGTGCGCCCGGTGAGAGTCCCAGTGCTTCATTTACGGCTTTGATCAAGTCTGGGAAATCGCTGACTGGTGAAACCTCTGGGTTAAGTTCTCGCAGGATTGCCTTTGCAGTTGCTTCAACCAATTCTTTGGATGCCCCGATAACTGCTGGCGCATCCCCTTGCGTGTTGCGTAACCTTTCTAGTTGCTCATGTACTCCGCTTGGATCTGTAAGCCGGGAGGTGTCGATCGTAATAGGAGCTGAGTAGTTAGCTGGTGGCGTCACTTTGCCGTTATCAGAAACTTCCCATCCGTCGTAGCCCATGAGTCTTACGAATTTAGACCAGGTTTTTGAGTCGTGAAGTATTTCCCCAGGAACGAATGATTCGAGGAGGGTTTCCATTGCTCTTGCAAGTCGGATCGATGTCTCGGCGCTGGACCAGTCTAATCCGGCAAGGAACGACTCGGCAGTAGCCCGACGCTCGCTGGAATCCTGGGATTGGAAATTCGGCTTAGGCTGGAAACCTTCATCACGGAAAGCGCCCTCGATCGTCCTGACGGTTGAGGACGTAAGCATCTGCCGGAAAACTGTAAGTGTCCGTTGACTAATTTCGCCCGACGCCATGTATCTACCTCCAATGGCAAGGCTACTTCTTGTTTTGTGGGTTTGAAAGGAATACATGCCATGGCCAAAGACGGAACCAACCGTGGTGGACGTCGCGTCCGGGCGGGCGCGAAGCCTGATGCGTTGAACGAGAAACTCGCCGCAGGACGCCCCGCCACCCGGCTCACCGCGCCGACCGATTTTGATGTGTTTGATCTGGATGGCACCGACATCGGTGACGGCGCGGTACTTGCGGGCGAGCCGATGCCCGAACCGGATGAGTACCTGAGCGCTGAGCAGCGCGACGGGAAACCGCTCGGCGCTGACTTGGTCTATCGGGAGACGTGGGAGTGGTTGGACGCCCGGGGCTGTACCGAGTTCGTCTCGAAGCGGCTGATTGAGCAGTATGCGCAGGCGTTCGCGCGCTATGTGCAGTGTGAGCAGGCGATTTCGAAGTTCGGTCTGCTGGGTAAGCACCCGACCACTGGGGCTGCGATCGCTAGCCCTTTTGTGGCGATGTCGCAGTCCTTTGGGAAGCAGGCCAACGTGTACTGGTACGAGATTTTCGACATCGTGCGCGCCACCTGCACCACCGATTATTCCGGCACCGCGCCCGGTGACCAGGTCATGGAGCAGCTGCTGAAAGCCCGCTCCTGACATCTTTCGATTTCTTCTTGGCCTGCCCTGACGAGGGTGGGCCTTCTTCATGTTTCACAGCTTCTCGGAAGGAGCCCCTGTGTCTGTTTGGACTGCTGAATCTGTGTGTATTGGTCACCCTGACAAGCTGTGTGACCTGATCGCCGACACCATCCTGGACGACATCCTCGCCGTCGACCCGAAGGCTCGGGTGGCAGTGGAGGTGATGGCTACAGGTCGCCGTATTATCGTGACCGGTGAGGTGACCACCACCGCCAAACCCCGGCTTCGCGCTTCCACGCGGGTGGCGCTGCGTCGGGCGGGTTATGACCCGAACCGGTTCATCGTGTTTGTGTGGGTGCGTTCCCAGTCGCCGGACATCAGTGCGGGCGTGACCACTTCGCTGGAGGCCCGCACCGGCAACACTGGGGAGAGCTCCGTGCTGGGTGCAGGTGACCAGGGCACTGTCTACGGCTATGCCTTCAGCGAGACCCCTGAGCGGCTGCCGCTGCCGCTCGTGCTCGCGCATGACATTTGCCGCAGGATCGATACCGCCCGCACTCAGGGGACGGTCACGGGGATTCATTCGGACGGTAAAGCACAGGTCAGCGTGATCTATGACGAGATCGGTATCCCGGTTGGGATCGACACCGTGGTCGTCTCGGTTCAACACGACGAAGACAAATCGCTGGACGTGCTCGAGCGCGAAATCAACGCGCTGGTCATTGCTCCGGCGATCGACGAGCACCTGCCAGGTGCCGCACCTACCCACATCTTGGTGAATCCATCGGGACGGTTCGTCACCGGCGGTCCCACCGCTGACACCGGGCTGACCGGACGCAAGCTCATGGTCGACACCTATGGCGGGCTCGGTCCGCATGGCGGCGGCGCGTTCTCAGGTAAAGACCCCTCCAAGGTCGACCGGACGGGCGCGTACATGGCGCGGCTAATCGCCAGGACAATCGTCGACGCAGGCCTGGCCGAGGAATGCCACGTGAGTATCTCCTATGCGATTGGGAAGGCCGATCCGGTCGCGTTCCACGTCGACACGTTCGGCTCTGGCCAGCACCCCGACTGGCTGCTCACCAACGCCGCCCGGGCAGTATTCCCGCTACGCCCGGCAGCGATGATCGACGCGCTCGGACTGCGAGCCCCGGTCTTCGCGGGGCTAGCTACCTACGGCCACATGGGCCGTGCTGGCCATCCGTGGGAGAACACGGTTTCGTTCGTCAACCAGCTTCTTGAGGAGGTGAGGGTTTATGCTGATCAAGCAGTTACCGATTGGTGATTTGAAGCCTGCGGACTACAACCCCCGTAAAGACCTGAAGCCCGGGGATGCGGACTACGAAAAACTCAAGCGGTCGTTGACGGAGTTCGGCTATGTCGAGCCGGTGATCTACAACGCCACCACCGGCCGCGTTGTCGGCGGCCACCAGCGCCTAAAAGTCCTCGCAGACCTCGGCCATGATGCTGTTGATTGCGTGGTCGTTGAGCTTGACGAGACCCGCGAAAAAGCTCTCAACGTTGCGCTGAACAAGATCAGCGGCGAGTGGGACGAGGACAAACTCGCCTGGTTGATCGCTGACCTGGATGCCAGTGATTTTGATGTTGAGCTCACCGGCTTCGACGACACCGAAATCCAGGCGATGATCGGCTCCCTCGACGACGGCGACATCGAAGACGACGATTATGACCTGACCGCCGCTCTCGAAGCGGCAAGTTTCGTCGAGCGTGGAGACATCTGGGCTGTCGGCAGGCATCGGCTGGTGTGCGGAGACGCCACAAACCCCGACGATGTTGCAACGTTGATGGATGGCAAGAGTGCCAACCTGGTGCTGACTGACCCGCCTTACAATGTCGCCTTCGAATCATCCGATGGTCTGAAGATCAAGGGCGACAAGCAGTCGGACTCGGCGTTTTTCGAGTTCCTGCTGGCCGCGTTCACCAACATGAGCGCTGTGTTGGAGAAGGGTGGGTCGGCGTATGTGTTCCACGCCGATACCGAAGGGCTGAACTTCCGCAAAGCGTTTACCGAAGCCGGGTTCAAGCTGTCGGGTTGTTGTATCTGGGTGAAGGACTCGTTGGTGCTCGGGCGGAGCCCGTATCAGTGGCAGCACGAGCCGGTGTTGTTCGGTTGGAAGCAGGGCGGTAAGCACAAGTGGTTCGCTGACCGGAAGCAAACCACTATCTGGCGGTTTGATAAGCCTCGGCGTAATGCCGACCATCCAACCAGCAAGCCGTTGGATTTGTTGGCCTACCCGATCCGTAACTCCACCCAGGCCAATGCGGTCGTGCTCGACTTGTTCGCAGGGTCCGGCTCCACGTTGATGGCAGCCGAAGAAACTGACCGCATCTGCTACTGCATGGAGCTGGATGAGAAGTACGCCTCGGTGATTTTGCGCCGGTACGCCGAAGCCACGGGTGATGCCGCCGAGATCACCTGCCAGCGCGACGGCGAGCAGCTGGCGTATCTGAATGTGGTGAAGGACGTGGACCGGGCCAGCGACTAAACCTCTCGAAATTGGTGATTGATGAGGGCGAATACCGCTGGATAAGTGTTCAAACGTATGGCTGTATGTACATGACCAAACCGCACCCCAAGCCCTTGGGGAATCGAGCGAAAGGACTGGTCATGAGCGAACTCCATCTGGAAATCACTGAACTCATCGAAGCAGGAATCAACGTCCACAACACCCACGACACCCTCCGTGAGGCGAGGGTGCGCGGCTATCGGCTGGTCGTGCGCGTGATCGAGTACGACCCGAACAGTTTCCTCCAGTTCGTGGCCTCGTGGTTCGGCGAGGAGGTGGCAGCATGACCGCCATCGAGTTCGAGCCGCAGACGGCGGGCAGGAAGAGACTCGCCACAGCTATCGCCGCCCATCTGGGCGTGGACGCGGCCTATGCGGGTACGCCCACGTTTGCCTACCGTATCGGCGAGGCCACCCTCGACAGGGACTGGACCCTGCACCTTCCAGACGGCACTGATGCTGAGGCTGTCGTAGAGGCTGCCTGGCGTGCGGGCTTCACGGCGGCAGACGCGGGGGATGTGGGGTTGACGGTGACGATGCCCACCACCGGCTGGAGTGAGCGCACACGCGCCAACCTCGAAGCCCTGCTCGCCTCCAAAGGCACGTTGATCGCCCGCGCCCTAGACATCCCCGCCACCCCGGTCGAATTCGAGGGTGACGTCGTGGCCTTCCCATGGTTTGCCACCATGCCCAGCCAGGACGTCCGCGAGGCGGTGATTCAGTTGATTGTCGCCCTGTGTGAGCGGGCCGAAACCGCCACGAGGACGAGCAGCAAGCCACCAGCGGGCGGCAACGATAAGTACACGATGCGCTGCTTCCTGCTCGCCCTGGGGCTCATCGGCCCCGAATACAAGAAACTCCGCCAAATCCTGCTCGCAGGACTTGACGGGGACGCTGCCTGGCGCACACCCAAACCAGCGAAAAACCTGGCCATAACTGGGCGGAAAAATTCTTGAAAAATAGTGGCTGACTAGGGCAAATATGATTGGATATATGCCGACACCTATGGCTGTATATACATACCGAAACAACAACGGGAAAGACAAAGGACAAGCAGCCATGAACAGCCAGATCAAGACCATCAAGCAGATCGCTAAAGAGCACAAGGTGTTGGGGCATGCGATGAGCTTCGGCGACTGGGTGATCGCCACCAACCGGATCTGGAACGACGAGCGCGCCGCCTACGATCATTTCGCCACCCTCTACAAGCGCACCGACACCGACCACGCAGTCCACATGACCGACTCCGAGGAGGCGTTCCTCGACGAAGGCCACGCCACCGCCTGGGCCATCGGCATGGCCGCCACCTACGACGACGACCAAGCCAGCCGCTAAACCTTACGCTGGGTCACCGCAACCGGAGCGCAAGAGTATAGCCCCGGCTGTGGCACGCGGCAAGCAGGCAGCGCCGGTGTGCCTATGGGCGAGCCGCCAGCCAAGAGATATAGATCTCTGGTTTTGCCTTAAGAATGAGCCGATTACGACTGGATATGGTGGCGGGTCTATGGCTGTATGTACATACGCAAATAACCACAGCGACAGGGGGAAACAGCCATGACAACGACGATGAGCCGCGAGGACCTCAACCAGCTTTTGACCACGATCACCAGCGAGCGTTTCGATTACATTCCCACCCTTGACCAGCGGCTCTCCGACGAGCTCGACTTCCACGAGGTCAGCGTCTGGGGCCTGCGCCAGATCCTGACCCAAGCCTTCGAAGCAGGCCTCAAGGCCGGAAACAACGGCATCACCACCATCACCGACTAGACCCAGCCTGCCCCGACCACACCGGCCGGGGCCGCGCTCTCAGCCTAACCAGCCCCCGAGTGGGGCTTTTCTTATGCCCTAGGAAGGAGCCCACCCACCATGGCCGCAAGTTACACGCCAACCCGGTTCATGGCAGAGGGCTCCACCTATGACAAGCGTAAAGCCGACTTCGCGGTCGCGTTCATCCAAGCCCTGCGCCATACGAAGGGCCGCTGGGCCGGTAAACCCTTCAAACTCCTGGACTGGCAGGAGACGATCGTGCGGGACTTGTTCGGCGTGGTCAAGCCCGACGGGTATCGGCAGTTCACCACCGCCTACGTCGAAATCCCCAAGAAACAAGGCAAGAGCGAGCTCGCCGCTGCGGTGGCCTTGCTGCTCACGTGTGGGGATGGTGAGCAGGCTGCCGAGGTTTATGGGTGTGCGGCTGACCGGCAGCAAGCCAGCATTGTGTTCGAAGTCGCCGCCGATATGGTGCGCCAATCACCAGCCCTATCCAAACGCGTGAAGATTCTCTCGAGCCAGAAGCGCATCATCTACAAGCCCACCAACTCCTTCTACCAGGTCCTCTCCGCTGAGGCGTATTCGAAGCACGGCTTCAACATCTCCGGCGTGGTGTTCGACGAGCTGCATACCCAACCGAACCGAGCCTTGTTTGATGTCATGACCAAGGGATCGGGTGATGCGCGCACGCAGCCGCTGTATTTCCTGATCACCACCGCCGGAACCGACACGCACTCGATCTGCTACGAGCAACACCAAAAAGCCCAAGACCTCCTCGCGGGTAAAAAGCATGACCCGACGTTCTACCCGGTGATCTACGGCGCGGATGCGGATGATGATTGGACTGACGAGGCCGTCTGGGCGAAAGCCAACCCGAGCCTTGGGGTGACGGTGCCCGTGGAGAAGGTACGTGCGGCGTGTAATTCTGCTCGGCAGAATCCGGCTGAGGAGAACACGTTTAGGCAGCTGCGCCTTAACCAGTGGGTGAAGCAGTCGGTGCGGTGGATGCCGATGCACGTGTGGAACCAGAACAACGCTCCGGTTGACTTGGCGGAGTTGGAGGGGCGTCCGTGTTATGGCGGGCTCGATTTGGCCTCGACGACGGATATTACGGCGTTCGTGCTCGTATTTCCGCCTTACGGGTCGGATGAGAAGTACCGGGTCGCGCCGTGGTTCTGGATACCCGAAGACAACCTGCCACTCCGGGTCGCGCGGGATCACGTGCCCTACGACCTGTGGCACACCCAAGGCTTCCTGGAGACCACGGAAGGCAACGTCGTCCACTACGCGCATATTGAGCACCACATCGAACAGCTCGGCACCCGGTTTGATATCAGGGAGATCGCGTTCGACCGCTGGGGTGCGGTCCAAATGAGCCAAAACCTCGAAGGTATGGGCTTCACTGTTGTGCCGTTCGGGCAAGGCTTCAAAGACATGAGCCCACCCTCCAAAGAGCTGATGAAACTCGCACTCGAAGGACGCCTCGCACACGGTGGGCAACCTGTTCTGGGGTGGATGGTGGATAACATTCACATCCGCACCGACCCGGCAGGCAACATCAAACCCGACAAGCAAAAGTCCACCGAGAAAATCGACGGCGTGGTCGCCACCATCATGGCCTTAGACCGCGCCATCCGAGGCGGCAGCCGGGCAACGGGGGCGTCGGTGTACGACTCGCGTGGGTTACTTGTGTTCTAGTGGCATCGGGATAAGGCAGTTCTTTCCAGTTTTTAATGATGGGTTTTTGTTTGGGTGAGGCGGGAAGTCAGGGACTCGGCCACCTTGGCCGTATTTCAGGCGCCATAGCCGACCTGCGATACTCTCGCCGCCATTCAGTAGAGGTTTGACGAACTCGAAGAACCAATCTTGTCCGTCTTGGACCCATAGCTTTTTCTCTGGGTTGCCCCACGCGCAGATAATCCGAATGTCCGTGTTGGAATTCTCGTTGGCTGATAACACTGAGGTAAGAATTGTACGGAACAGGCATTTTAGGCATGGTCCAGTCCAGTTGTTCACCAAAGCCTGAACCTCTGAGCTTTCTGTTTCAATGATCGGTACTAGGTTAATGAGGGTGAGGCGTTTGGTGTTTGCAAGAGCGGCACTTTCAAGCCACCTTAGAACAATGGTTGCGGTCTCATCTGTCTCGGGCATGTGACCGGGCGGGGTATGACGTTTTTTTCGTCCGGAAAATGCTCGTGCCTTTGAAGGATTCATCCCGATCACGATGACATGTTCGCCGTCATTTCTATGTGGAAGTTTGTGCGTTAGTAGCAGGCGGAGCTGGTTGGGTTTTGAAGGGTCGAGCGATGCTGGTTCTACTTCGATTTTCGGGGTTGAGTCATTTGTAACACGAGCGAAAACGGAATGTCCTATGAGCTTTTCCCCGTCATCAATCGCAGAGTCATTTCCCGGATCTTTGGTGCGCAGCGCTTTGTCTAAGACTGATACCCATTCACTATCTCCCATGACGCAATTGTCGTCCTGTTAAGAGGAAAATGCTATGAGAATTCTTGACTGGCTGCGCGGCACATCCCGCCATGCGACCAATCAACAGCTGTCTGGTCAGTATTCGTTCTTGTTTGGCCCCACCACAGCTGGGCGGACGGTGACCGAACGCAGCGCTATGCAGATGACCGCCGTGTATTCGTGTGTGCGGATTTTGGCTGAGGCGATCGCGGGGCTGCCGTTGCATGTCTACCGCACTGGGTCGGATGGGTCGAAGGTGAAAGCTACTGATCATGGCTTGTACCGCTTGTTGCATGATGAGCCGAATCCGGAGATGACGAGCTTCGTGTTCCGCGAGACGTTGATGACCCATCTGTTGTTGTGGGGTAACGCTTATGCGCAGGTGTTGCGGAACGGGCGTGATGAGGTGATCGGGCTGTATCCGTTGATGCCGAACCGCATGAGCGTTGGCAGGGATGAGACGGGACGCTTGTATTACGAGTACCAGAGGTCATCGGATGAGCCTGCTGGTCGGTGGGAACGCGTCCGGCTCACACCGGCCGATGTGCTGCATATTCCGGGTTTGGGGTTCGATGGGCTGGTTGGGTATAGCCCGATTGCGATGGCGAAGAACGCTATCGGTATGGCTATGGCTACCGAAGACTACGGCGCGAGTTTCTTTGCTAATGGTGCTGCTCCTGGTGGGGTGTTGGAGCATCCTGGCACGATCAAAGACCCCTCCCGCGTGCGTGAATCCTGGCAGGCCACGTTTGGTGGTGCGCGGAACTCGAACAAGGTGGCTGTGTTGGAGGAGGGCATGAAATACACGCCCATCTCCGTGTCGCCTGAGCAGGCGCAGTTTTTGGAGACTCGGAAGTTTCAGATCAACGAGATCGCCCGCATCTTCCGCATCCCACCCCACATGATCGGCGACCTCGACAAATCAAGCTTCTCAAATATTGAGCAGCAGTCGTTGGAGTTTGTGAAGTACACGTTGGATCCGTGGGTGATCCGCTGGGAGCAAGCCATCAACAAAACCCTGCTGTCCGCGCGAGAGAAGCCGGGCGTGTTTGTGAAGTTCAACGTCGAAGGCTTGTTGCGCGGGGATTACGTGTCTCGGATGAATGGGTATGCGGTCGCCCGGCAGAACGGGTGGATGTCCGCCAACGACATCCGCGCCTTAGAGAACCTCGACCGCATCAGCACAGAGGAGGGTGGGGATCTGTATCTCGTGAACGGCAACATGCTCCCGCTTGCCATGGCGGGCGCATACGCGTCCGTACAACCCGCCAGTGAGGAGACGCCGCCAGGTCTACCGCGACCGGAGGGCGATCCGCCGACTGGCGGGCATGTACCTGAACAAACATTTGAAAGGAGGAGCCGGTGAGACGGTTCTGGAACTGGGAGCCTGCTGCTCCCACAAGTGAAAACCCGGCGGGTAGCGATACCAGCCGGGTTTTGCATATTAACGGCGTGGTTGCCGAGGAGTCCTGGTTTGAGGACGACATCACCCCAGCCCTGTTCGCGTCCGAGCTGAACGCAGGCAGTGGGGATGTGACGGTGTGGATCAACTCCCCGGGTGGGGATGTGGTTGCTGCCGCGCAGATCTACAACATGCTCATCGACTACCCAGGCCACGTCCGCGTCTGTATCGACGGGATCGCAGCCTCAGCAGCGAGCGTGATTGCGATGGCCGGTTCCACGGTTGCCATGTCGCCGGTGTCGATGTTGATGATCCACAACCCCGCCACGCTCGCGATCGGGGACGCGGACGAGCTGGGTCGGGCGATCGACATGCTCGCCGCCGTCAAAGACAGCATCATTAACGCCTATGAGTTGAAGACTGGCATGTCGCGGGCGAAGCTCGCCAAGCTCATGGATGCTGAGACCTGGATGGACGCGAAAGCTGCCATCTCGATGGGGTTCGCTGACGAGTACCTCACCCGCAACGCCAAGCCCGCCAACCCCGACGAAGACGATCCTGACGAGGACGACGATCGCGACGAAGAGTCAGACGTCGACGAGCCGGATGAGGATGGTTTGCCGCCGGGTAAGCCTAAGAAGATCGGCAATGTCACCCCGCTACGCGCTTCTGCTGGCGGGGTTGTCTATTCCCGCAAGCCTGCTGAGAAGCGTCTCGTTGCCCACCTTACCGATCAGCGCCCGCCCACGACGCCGCCCGTCAACCCGCCGTCTGCCGCGCCTGTGGGGCGGCGGGTGGTTGACCTGTATGCCGCCCTAACTAATCAAGCCCACTAACCCTCAAAGGAGAACACTTTCATGTCCACGATGACGATTTCTGACCTGCGCACCAAGCGTGCCGAGACCTGGGAGAAGGCGAAGGCCTTCCTCGACGAGCGCCGCGATGCCACCACCGGCTGCCTGTCCGCCGAGGACGACCAGACCTACGCCCGCATGGAAGCCGATATCGACAAGCTCACCAACGAGATCGCTCGGGCTGAGCGTGCCCAACGCCTCGACGCTGACCTCGCCAGGGCGACGCATGCTCCGCTCACCTCGATGCCCGGCCAAACCGGCGAGACCGAACCAGCCAAGACCGGCCGCGCCACAGCCTCGTATAGCCGGGCGTTTTGGGATGCGATGCGCCTGAACGCCTCACCCCTCGAGGTCCGCAACGCCCTGAGCGAGGGCGTCGACACCGAGGGTGGCTATTTGGTGCCGGACGAGTTTGAACGCACGCTTGTCCAGTCGCTGGCTGACCAGAACGTCATGCGAGGCTTGGCGAAGGTTATTCAAACCACCTCGGGGGATCGGAAGATCCCTGTCGTCTCCACTCACGGCACCGCAGGCTGGCTTGATGAGGGCAAGCCCTACACCGAGTCCGACGAAGTCTTCTCCCAGGTGACGCTGTCGGCGTTTAAGCTCGGCACTTTCCTCAAGATCAGCGAGGAACTGCTCAATGACGCAGCCTTCGACGTCGAGGCATATTTGGCCTCGGAGTTTGCACGCCGGATCGGCGCGGCAGAGGAGGAAGCCTTCCTCGTCGGCACAGGCACGGGCCAGCCCACCGGCATCTTCGCCCCGGCCGGGGGCGGGGAGAAGGTGGTCACCACCGCGAAGGCCACCGACATCAGCGCGGACGAGCTGATCGACCTGCACTACGGCCTGCGTGCCCCGTATCGCAAGAACGCGGTATGGCTGATGAACGACGCCACCGTCAAGACAGTGCGCAAGCTCAAGGACGGTAACGGCCAATACCTATGGCAACCCGCCCTCACCGCAGGAGCGCCAGACCTGATCTTGGGTAAGCCGGTGCACACGTCGGCGTTCGTGCCCGAAATCAAGGCGAGCGCGAAGACGGTGGCGTTCGGTGACCTTGGTTATTACTGGATCGCTGACCGGCAAGGCCGCTCCTTCAAACGGTTGAACGAACTGTTTGCCACGAGCGGTCAGGTCGGGTTCCTCGCCTCGCAGCGCTTGGACGGCAAGCTCGTCCTGCCCGAGGCGGTGAAGGTGTTGACCCAGAAGGCCACCGCCTAAACACTGACCCGTTGACCGTTGAGAGAGGAGGTGGCAGCCCCGATGGCCACACCAACACCGACCGCTGAACTAGTTGAGCTCGTGAAGGCGAATCTGATTCTCGCTCACGACGAAGACGACGCCCTGATCGGCTCGCTGGTGGGGGCTGCCACCTCCTATGCCGTCGCCTACCAACACCTACCCGACTCCTACTATGAGGATCATCCGATGTCGGGGACGACACGGCAGGCGATCGTCTTGTTGGCGACGCATTTCTATGAGTAACGTGACGGCTCCACCGCAGGGTTCTGGGCGGACAAGCCTGAAGCGGCAAAGGCAGTGTGGAACGCCGTCAACAATCTGCTCCGACTCGACCGCGAATGGAAGGTATAAGAAGCCATGGCTGGTATTGGTTCCATGCGCGAGCACATCGACTTGATCGTGCCGGTGGTGGTGCGGGATAAGGCCGGGTTCACCACCACTAATGATCGGATCGTGGCTACGGTGCGGGCGTATCGGGAGACCCGGCACGCCACGGCTGCGTGGGTGAACCGCGCTGCCTATACGAACGCCACCGTCCTGTTCCGCATCCGCACCATGCCCGGACTCGACGTCACCGAGGCGATGGAGATCGCCACTCACGATGGCCGGTTTGTGATTGACACGGTCGAAGTGATCGGCCGCTATGTCGAAATCCTCGCCCACCAATCTGTTCCTGAAGGGGAGCTAAACCATGGCTAAAGCTCAGATCAAGTTACCAACCGCGTTCATTGATTCCCTCGATGCCGCCTCGGCTCTGCTCGATGCAGCCGCCGACGAGGTACTCAACGCCGGTGCTGACGTGGTCGAACCCCGTCTGCGGGCCAACCTCACTGTCACGATCGGCAAGGGGGTGACGCCGTCACGCTCCACCGGGCAACTCCTTGGCGCGCTCGGCACGACGGCTGTGCGGGTGAATTCGCGGGGTGAGCACAACTTGAAGATCGGGTTCGCTGAAAACCGCCGGGATGGCAGGTCGAATGCGCTGATCGCGAACGTGCTCGAATACGGCCGCTCCAACCAGCCCGCAAGGCCCTTTCTGGCACCCACCCGATCCCAAACCCGCCGACCAGCGACGGAGGCGATGAAGCAGGCACTGACTGCGCGGATGAACCAGGTAGCACCATGACCCCACTGTTGGAACGACTCACTGCAGTTGCCGACGGCCTCAGGGTGCCGATCGCGGTCGGCCTCTACACGGCCACACCCGTGCCGGACACCTATCTCGTCGCCACACCATTGGCTGACCTGTTTGACATGTTCGCCGACAATCAGCCCGGCGTCGAGGTCGAAGAAGTACGCCTCAGCCTGTTCACGAAAGGCAACTACCTAGCTGAGCGTGACCGCCTCACTGCCGCGCTACTCGAAGCCGGTTTGGTTATCACGGCGCGCCGCTATGTCGGCTACGAGCCCGACACCGGTTTTCATCACTACGGCGTTGATCTCGCCGCCCACAACCCCTACAACATTCTGGAAGGATTTTAGCCCCATGGCCACGATTGGATTAGACAAGCTCTACTACGCCACCATCACCGAAGACCCCGCCACCGGCGAGGAAACCTACTCCAAGCCCACCCAGCTCGCAAAAGCAATCTCCGCCGAACTGAGCGTTGAGTTGGCTGAGGCGATCCTATATGCCGATGACGGCGCATCGGAGATCGTCAAAGAATTCAAGTCCGGCACCCTCACCCTCGGTGTCGACGACCTCGGTGCGGACGCGGCCGCTGCTTTGACTGGCGCGAGCGTGGATGCGAACGGGGTGCTCGTGTCGACCTCGGAGGACAACACGACGCCGGTGGCGATCGGGTTCCGCGCCGCCCGCTCGAACGGGAAATACCAGTATTTCTGGCTGTACCGGGTCAAGTTCGCCCTCCCCACGACAACGCTTGCGACGAAGGCCGATTCGATTACGTTCTCGACGCCGACAGTGGAGGGCACGATCCTGCGACGCAACAAGCCCGATGCCAAGGGGAGGCATCCGTGGAAGGCTGAAGTCACCGAAGGCGCACCCGGCGTCAAGCCAGAGACCATCACCGGCTGGTACACCGCCGTCTACGAACCCACCACCACGACCGCTAGCGCGCCCCAGGAAGGAGAGCCGCGATGACAACTAAGACGAAGAAGACCGACTCCGATGATGCGGTCGTGGTGATTGGTGGCCAGCCCTACGAGCTGATCCTCACCACGCGTGCGACCCGTGAGATCGCTGCCCGCTATGGCGGGCTGGAAAACCTCGGCGAAGCCTTAGAGTCCAGTGAGGACTTCGCCCACACCCTTGGTGAGGTGATCTGGCTGATCACCCTCTTGGCGAACCAATCCGTCGCGATCCACAACCTCCAACACCCCGACGACCCCAGGAGCGAGCTGACGGTGGAGGCAGTCGAGTTATTGACCGTCCCCGCTGATCTGGCTGACTATCGGGGTGCGATCGCTGCCGCATTGCAGCACGGCACGAGGCGTGCGATCGAGACTGTTTCAGTCCCAAAAGACCCGGCGAAGGACGCATAACCACCAGCACCGAGGCCACCTTCACCAGGCTGACCTACATCGGCCTGGCACACCTGAACCTCATCCAGACTGAGGTGGAGCTCATGGTGTTCGGGCGGCTGTTGGATCTGGTGGATTGCTGGCTGATTGAGACCGGCAGGGCTAAGCCGGCTCGCACGTGGTTTATTGATGACGTGATTCCGGACGGGGTTTAAAAGCCATCTGGGGTGAAAATGTCTTCTATCTTGCAATTAAAGGTTTTCGCGATAGTGAATGCTAAGGGCAGGGAGGGGTCGAAGCGACCTTTTTCGATGGAGATCACGGTTTGACGGCTGACTCCGAGTAGTTCGGCGAGTTTTTCTTGTGACAAGCCGGCCTGTTTGCGGAGCGTGACGAGATTGTTTTTCACGACTCACCTATGCTTCGCCCACAAATAGGAAACCCCGTAGATCAGGAATTCGAACACGACTATTCCCGCCAACACGAATGAGACGACCCCTGATGTTACCGCTGCGCCGATGCCTGCGGCCGCGACGGTGATCAGGAAAGTGTTCGTGGCTGCGAGCGAGTGCCAATGATGCTCCACGGCTTGTTCTGGATGAGCCGTCGCGCCCGGCAGGCTCGAGCGGTCAACGATTAAGACCCATACCAAGCCGATGAGTGGGCCGGCCAAACAGGCCGCGAGAATCATCACGGCCACCCACCGATATTCGCCAGGCGGATTGGACACCACCCTGAACACGGCAGTACCTATCGCAAGCAGCATCCCGACGACCACCGCAGGAACGGCTGCCTTGACTCTCGTTCCCCGCACATACCCCCACGCCGGTTGCTTGGCAGTTACATCTTCCATAACAGGCTCCATTCTCCCAATCTATTCTAACGCCCACCATCCTAATGTCAAAGACACTTTACGTCAAGTGGGTTTGACATTATTTGTGAAAGGACCCCGCCCATGGCTGATAGCTCGTTTGGTTTGAAGATTGGGTTGGAGGGTGAGCGGGAGTTTAAGCGCGCGATCACCGAGATCAACCGCGAGATGCGGGTGCTCGGTTCGGAGATGAAGCTCGCGGCGTCGGCGTTTGCGAAGAACGAGACTTCGGTTGGGTCGTTGACGGCGAAGAACCAGGTGCTGGCTAAGGAGATCGACGCGCAGCGGCAGAAGGTGGAGACGTTGCGGGCGGCGTTGGATAATGCGGCTTTCTCGTTTGGGGAGAACGATTCCCGGACGAAGAATTGGCAGATCCAGCTCAACAACGCCCAGGCCACGTTGAATGGGCTGGAGGCTGAGCTTGAGGACAATAACGACGCGCTCAAGCAGTTCGGCTCGCAGGCTGATGGTGCTGGTGATGACGCGAAGGATGCGGCGAACCAGACTGGCAGGCTCGAGGATGCTGTCGATGATCTTGGCGGCGAGCTGGATGATACGTCGGGTAAGACCAGGATCTTCGGTGACGTTCTGAAAGCCAATCTGGCTTCTGAGGCGATTATCGCCGGGGTGAAGGGCATCGTGAACGCGGTCGCTGGGGTGGCTAGAGGGTTTGCTGGAGCGATGAAAGATGGCGTGGAGTACAACGCTCGTATGGAGCAATACACCACCAGTTTCACTACGATGCTTGGCGACCAAGCCAAAGCCCAACAGTTGGTGAATGATCTAAAGCGTGAGGCGGCTAGGACTCCGTTCGGGATGGAGGACTTGGCCAAGAACACCCAAACGTTGATGGCCTTCGGTATGTCCGCCGAGGAAGCACAGCTCCGGTTGGGTCAACTTGGCGATATTTCTCAAGGTGATGCGGTGAAGCTCGAGTCGCTCACGCTCGCGTTTGCGCAAATGTCGTCGACGGGCAAGCTCACCGGGCAAGACCTGAATCAGATGATTAACGCTGGTTTCAACCCGCTCGAGGAGATTTCGCGCAAGACGGGTAAGAGCATTGGTGAGTTGAAGGAGGAGATGGGTAAGGGCGCTATTTCGGCTGAGATGGTGGCGGACGCGTTCGCCAGTGCTACTGCTGAGGGTGGAAGGTTTTATGGGGCGATGGATGCCCAGTCTCAGACTTTTTCCGGCCAGCTCGCGACTTTAGAGGACGGGGTTGCGAACTTGAAAGGCGTGCTCGCTGGTGGCTTGTCACAGGCGTTGGCGGGCACGGTGTTGCCTATGGTCAACGGCTGGGTCGATGAGTTAACGGCTGCGTTCGAGGAAGGCGGCGCGCCTGCTCTGATCGAGACGTTCGGGCAGATTCTGCAAGAAGCCCTGGCGTTTATCGCAGAACAACTCCCTGCCGTGATCGAGACCGGCATGTCGATCCTGACTGCTCTGATTGAGGGCATCATCGAAGTTTTGCCGTCTTTGGCTGAGACTGCCGTGCAGTTGGTGACTGCCTTGTTGGAAGCGATCATTGAAGCGTTGCCGTTGTTGCTGGATGCGGCGTTGCAGGTCATCGCCACACTGGCCACAGGTATCGGCGAGGCTTTGCCGGAGTTGATCCCGGCGGCTATTGAGATGCTGACCGCGCTCGTTCAAGGACTGATCGATAATCTGCCGATGCTGTTAGATGCGGCGTTGCAGCTGATCACCGGGCTGACGCAGGGGCTACTGGAAGCCTTGCCGGTGTTGATTGAGGCGTTACCGCAGATCGTGACGGGGATCGTGGAGTTCCTGATCGGGGCGATCCCGCAACTGATCGAAACCGGCATCACACTACTGACGTCGTTGGTGGGGGCGTTGCCGGAGATTATTACCGCGATTGTGACCGTGTTGCCGCAGATCATCACCGGCATCACCACCACACTCTTAGCGGCCTTGCCGCAGTTGGTGCAGGCAGGCGTGCAGCTGTTGACGGCATTAATCCAGAACCTACCCACGATTATTTCCACGATTGTGGCCGCCCTGCCACAAATCATTTCGGCTATCGTGTCGGCGATTGGTGGCGCGATTCCACAACTCGTCCAAGCAGGCGTCCAGTTGTTCACCGCGTTAATCCAGAACCTACCCCAGATTATTTCGACGATTGTGGCTGCGGTTCCGCAAATCATCACAGGGATTGTGAACGCGGTCGGCCAAGGCGTGGGTCAGATGGCTTCTGCCGGGGTTGATCTGGTACGAGGCTTGTGGAACGGCATCCAGTCGTTGGCTGGCTGGTTGTGGGATCAGGTAGCAGGGTGGTGTAGTGATATTTGGGATGGGATTACCGGATTCTTCGGTATCAACTCACCATCGAAAGAAATGGCCTGGGTTGGTGACATGCTCACACGAGGACTAGCAGGTGGCATCACCACCACTGGTCAGCGTGCTATTACCGCCGCCCAAGATGTCGCCAAAGACACCCTAGGCGCGATGAACACCCTCACTGAGGGTATCACTGTGCCCATCGCCACGGATATTGAGCCGGTGCGTGTCCCTGAAATCGATCTTGCGCCGGTGTCTGTGAACGCTCAACATTCCACGCAACCTGATGGTACGAACGATCGAGTGGACGTGGCGGGGATTATTGACCACACTGCCCGGCGATTGCTGGAGAGCCTAGATATCAAGGTCGTGCTCAACGACGGGACGCTGGTCGGTAAACTCGCGCCGGGGCTGAACCGGCAACTCGCGCGCCTGAGTAGTCATCAGGGTGTGTTGGTGGGAGGAGGGGTCTAATGCGCGCCTTCACCCTAGACCACACCACCACGTCCGCTTCGCTCGGGCTACGCTTCACCGGCCCAGTAGAAATCCCAGCCGCCCAGCGGGTTGTCGAGGACATCGACGTACAAGGCCGGGCAGGGACACTGACCCGGCTGGGCGGCTGGCACGACACCGTCATGACCCTGCCACTGGCGGTGAACCTCACCGGGGGTGTGGATGCTTATCAGCGGGCGGCACTGGCTTTGAGTAACGCTAGCGTGATTGGTTTGTCGGGTGATCCGGGCGTGTTCCGCCACATTAAGCACGCCACGATCTCGCCGCTGCGCCGCGAGCTAGCTTCATGGGGCATGTTTGAAGCCGAACTGACTTGCGCGCCATTCACCTACCTCAACATCGGGCTGGTCAAGCACACGCTGACCGTTTCGGGCACGATCACCAACCCCGGCCTACTCGACTCTGCGCCGGTCGTCACCGTGTATGGCACCGGCATGCTGACGCTCACGATCAACGGCACCCCGTATCGGATGTCGTCGCCGTCCGGTCAGGTCACATTGGACTCGGCGCGCCTGGTGGCGCATGTGGCGGGCCGGGTCCAAACCGATGCGCTCACCGGCGACTTCCCACGCTTGGTGCCGGGGGTGAACAGGTTCGTTCTCGGCACAGGCATCTCGTCAATCGAGGTCACCGGAAACTGGCGCAACCCCTAACCACCGCTGACGTTCGTCACCTATCTGCCCGCGATCACTAGTCGCGGGCTTGCGTTTTTCTGGGAAAGGATCTGCCTGCCATGTTGACTGTTCACGACCGCAGCTCAATCGATTTCACCGCGACCGGGCTGGGCGTCCTCGACCCGCACGTGGTGGAGGCGCGTGTGGTGGAAGAACTCGGCGGCCAATACGCCCTGAGCCTCGTCTATCCGGCCGACGGGCCACTCGCCAAGCACCTCGTCTTGGAAGCACTGATTGCTGCGCCGGTACCAGGCGTTGCTGCGCGGCAGGGGTTTCGCATCCATGAGGTCTCCACCACCCTCGACGGCTTGTTGCAGGTGACGGCGTTTCATGTGTTCTACGATCTGGCGGGTAATTTCATCGCCGACACCTACGTGGTGAACAAAACCGCGAAGGCGGCGCTCGACCAGCTGCTCGCAGCAGCAGCCACGCCGCACCGGTTTACCGCCACCAGCTCCGATACTGCCACCAGGGCCTCTGCGCGGGTGGTGCGGATGCCGCTCGCAGCGGCAATCATGGACACTGGCGAGGACAACACGTTCGCGTCCCGCTGGGCTGGCGAGATCACCCGGGATAACTGGCACATCCACCACGTTCTACGGCGGGGCGCTGACCGTGGCGTGGTGATTCGGGATCGCAAAAACCTTACCGGCTACGAATCCGTTATCGACCTCACCAGCGTGGTCACCCGGATTGTGCCGGTTGGGTATGACGGGATCACCCTGCCAGAACTCTATGTCGACTCACCCAGGCTGGCGTCGTTCGTGACGCCGCGCATCCGTGTCATGCGTTATCCGGATATTAAGGCGATCACAGACCCCGAGCGGCCGCGCGAGGATGAAGTGCCCCTTGACCAGGCACACGCTCTGCTGCGCCAAGCAGCACAAGCCGAATTCTCGAGTCATCATGTGGATGAGCCCGCTGGATCATATTCGGTGTCGTTTGTGGAGCTCGCCTCCACAGAGGAATACTCGGATTTCGCGCAGTTAGAGACGGTGCTGCTCGGCGACACCGTGACCGTCCGCCACACAGATCTCGGGGTTGCATTGACCGCACGGGTCGTGGCCTACGACTACGACCCACTAGCCAAGAGCTATGTGTCGGTGGAGCTCGGGTCAGTCGCCGCCACATTTACCTCGGTGACCCGCACCATCTCCTCAGCAGTTCAGGCTGCTGAGGCGGCGAGCGATCTGGCCGGTGTGGCACTCGCTAGTGCGGATGGGAAAACCACGAACCACTACGGATCCACTCAGCCCACCCAGGCTCGGCTGGGTGATACGTGGTTCAAAACCAACGGGGAAACCACCGAGATTTGGATCTACCAGGTCACTGACACCGGCCAGCCCGGCTGGGTCGCACTTGCCACAGACCTCAACCACGCCCAAGTCACCGCTGAACTCGCAGCAGCCAGAGCCGAAGTGGAGGCAGCCCAAGTGGCTGCTGAGGATGCGCAGGCCGCTGCTAACGCAGTCGCCGTGCGTATGAGTGCGGCTGAGAGCGAGATTGGGCTTGCACGCCAAGCCGCCACGGATGCTGCCACCACAGCAGGCCAGGTCGACCAGGCCACCACCGCGATCACCCAACGTCTCACTGATGCGGAGGGCGAACTTACGCAAACGGCGAGTGCTGTTAGCGATCTTGACACCCGCCTGATGGAAACCACGAGCATTGCTCAAAGCGCGGCGTCTGAGCTTGCGTCCGTGGATGCGCGTTTGGATGGGATCGATCAACAGGTCACTGCTGTAGCGGCTGATGCTCAGGCGGCGCACAACGCTGCCGTGGATGCTGCCATACAAGCCTCGCAGGCTTCGGTAGAGGCGGCGCGCGTGGCAGGGATCGCGGACGGGAAAGCCGACGTCCTCATCCAACCCGTCGTCCCAGCCACAGAGTTGCAGAAGCCTTCGACCTTGTGGATCGATACCACAGCGGGCGCGAATACGCCCAAGCGCTGGAACGGCACCACCTGGGTGGCAGTCACCGACAAGGCCGCGATCGATGCCGCAACGAAAGCAACGACCGCCACCAATGCTGCTTCTGTTGCGCAGCAGCGTGCTGATGCTGCCTACACCCTGGCCGACAGCAAGCCGTCGGATGCCCGGGTACAGGAGCTGGCTGATGCGGCTGAGCAGGCGGCGATCGTGGCGGCTGCGGCTGATGCGCAAGCCAAAGCCGACCAAGCCACAGCCGACGCCCTCGCTGGTGCCGCAACAGATGCCCAAACCCGGGCGGATGCTGCGAAAGCGCAGGCGATCGCTGCCGCTAGCCAGGACGCTGCCACGAAGGCTGCCCAAGCGTTAGCGGACGCGAAGGCCGCGTTGAATGTGACGTTGGCGCAGGCGCGTAGTGAGATTACGACTGAGATTGAGAACTCGGCCAACGGGAAGAACACCATCACCCTGTCTACGGGAAGCCCCACGGGTGTGGGGTCTCGGGTTGGGGATACGTGGTGGCGGCGTGCAGGTTCGGTGATTATCGGGCAGTGGTCGTGGGACGGGTCGAGGTGGCTGGCCACGAGACTTCGCCACGAAGTGATCGCCTCCGTTGACGTCAACGCGCTGCTGGTGTCGGGCTCGGCGCGAATGAACCAGGCGGTCGTGGCGAAGATTATTGGTGACGCGGCGTATTTTGGGACGCTGGCTGCTCACCGAGTTGTTGTCGGTGACGGGACGAACTTGTGGTCAGATCAAGACCTGACGTACAGATATGCAGGGTGGGATAATAGCCCGCCGGGTAGGTTGTCCAGGGTTGCCACGGGCCAATATAACGCGCAGTACTATCCACACACGGACATTCTGGTGAAACCCGGTGAACAGTACCGGGTCACTTTCGAGTTCTCCCGGTCAGATCCCAGCCAAGGGGTCGGTATCGCCTACCGGCGTCACTTTACCGCCACTGATTCGTGGCCGAACAGCGGCACGATCGCTCACGCCAAACCCGGCGACACGACGGTGACGAGCATGCTCATCACCGTCGCGGACGGAGTGGATGTGTTGCGGTTTGGGCTGGTCACCGATGCGCACACCACGCCCGGGGCGCGCGTGGAACTATGGAATATCCAGATACGTCGACTGACCTCGGCAACGATGATCGAAGACGGCGCAATCACCACTGACAAGATCGCCGCTAATACGATCACCACCACACACCTGCAAGCAGGAGCGGTCACCTCCGACAAACTCACCATCGCCAACGGTTTCATCACCAACGCGATGATCGCCAACGCCGCCATCGCGGATGCGAAAATCGCCTCGCTGTCGGCCTCGAAGATCACCACCGGCTATCTGGCCGCTGCCAGGATCCAAGCCGGATCCATCACGAGCGACAAACTCGTCATCGCCAACGGGTTTATTACGAACGCGATGATCGCTAACGCTGCAATCACGGACGCGAAAATCAGTTCACTGTCGGCCTCGAAAATCACCACCGGCACGCTGAGCGCGAACCGGATCGCGGCCAGATCGATCACGAGCGACAAACTCACCATCGCGAGCGGTTTCATCACCAACGCGATGATCGCCGATGCGGCGATTACGGATGCGAAGATCGCCGGGCTGGATGCGGGCAAGATCACTACCGGCACGTTGAGCGCTGCCCGTATTGGGGCGCGGTCAATCACTGCCGACAAGCTTGCCACGAACGCGATCCAAGTCGGGCTCGCCGGATGGACTAGCTCGATTAGGATCTCGCCGACTCAGATCGCCTGGTACAGCGGTTCGTCGTTGGAGGAGAAGATTACTAGTGCGGGGATGCAGTTTTGGTACGGGACTCGCTACATCGGAGAAATGGCGCGCCGCCAAAAGAAAGACACCGCCGACGTGCAGGGCATCGTCTCCCAGCTTGCTTACCGGGGTGACTATGTGGCCTGGGCGTACCAGACCACCTCGACCGGGGACTACTACACGTGCCTCACACTCGATCCGAAAGGCCGGTTCTACGGGCGGGCCGGGATCCACCTGGGTGCCGATCTGCGGATGAACGGCTACAAGGTCTACACCTCCGACACTCGCTACATCTCCTTCGTTGACACCAACTACACGGGCAAAGGCACGTTCGCGTCGATCTCATCATCGAACGGACTGACCAAGATTGGGTTTCACACCTATGACCTGCTTATCACAACCAACGGGTCGTATTACAACATGTCCCGCGTGTTCGACCGGCTCAAAGACCTCATGGCACGGGTCAATGAACTCATCCGCCGCCTCAACTACGGCTGGATCGTCTCTATCTCCGGGTCCGGGTCGAACATCACCTGGTCGAACTACGACAACACCGGCCTATCAACCATGTCCACCACCATCTCCTAATGAAAGGACCACCCATGCGACTGTTGATTCCTAACCGGCACCTTGCCTCGATTGCCACGCTCCTGGAGGGCATGGTGTTGAAGCCTGCCCGGTCGAGGGCGCGCTCCAAACTTCTCGACCTGGTGGAAGATGCACAGATGAGGTTCGGGAAAGACGAATACGACCTCGTCACCCACCACGCCACCCTCGATGGTGAGGGTAAGCCGATCATTGGTGAGGACGGCACCTTCCAACTCGCGCAGGGCACCGATACGAGGGAGTTCCTCCGCCTGCGCGACGAACTCCTCGACTCCCTGGCGGAGGTGGAGGGTCCGACCTACGCCACCCACCTGCCCGATATCACACGCTTACTCACTGAGTATGACGAGCCGCTATCTGGGCAGGCCGCTGCCGCTTACAGCGTCCTGTTCGACGCTGTGGAGGCCGCCCAAGAAGCCGAGCCAAACGTGAAGGAGACCGGCGATGAGTGAGACCCCACCAGAAGACGTGCCCTGGGAGGAGACCGTAGTGCATCCGATCGAAGTCATGCCACCTGATCTCACACCGGTGGAACCAGCCCCGCCGCCTGATGAAGTACTCGGTGAGGTCGGCCCAACAACGCACTCGTTTGATTTGACCGAGCCAATCCTCGATGTGCTAACCAGCCCGACGCTTTAGAACTCCCTGGCTCGATGACATAGCCCGCATCCCGTTTGGGGTGCGGGTCTTTTCATGCCCACCAACGTAAAGGAACACATTCATGTCTGTGAAAGCCATCTGGGTGGCGATCCAAACCGGCCTGGCCGGGGTCGGGGCCGCGATCGCCGCCTTCCTCGGAGGCCTTGACGGCCTCATCTACGCACTTCTGGCCTTCGTCATCGCCGACTATGTGACCGGCGTGCTGGCCGCCATCAGTGAGCGGCGCGTGTCGTCTGCGATCGGTTTTAAAGGGATCAGCCGAAAAATCGTGATCTTTGCCCTCATCGGGCTGGCCCACCTACTCGACGTCCACATCATCGGCACCCCTGGCGTGCTGCGCACAGCCACCATCCTGTTCTACCTATCCAACGAAGGCATCTCCCTGGTCGAAAACGCCACCCGCCTCGGCCTACCCATCCCCGCCCAAATGCGCGGGGCGCTCGACGTGATCGCCAACCGCGAGGCCCAACGTCCCCCACTCACAACCACACCATCCACTACCGACTCTGTGAAGGAGAACGAACAATGAAGAACTGGAACACGCTCGAGGCCGACGACAACCGGATCCTCGCCAAACATTACACCGCCGGACGCGGCGGGCGGAAGATCGACAAGGTCATCATCCACCACAACGCAGGCAACCTCACCATCCCCGGCATCTGGGACGTGTGGCAAACCCGCCAAGCCTCCGCCCACTACCAAGTCGACTCTCAAGGCCGTATCGGCCAGCTCGTGTGGGACTCTGATACGGCCTGGCACGCAGGAAACTGGGCCGCCAACACCACCTCCATCGGCATCGAACACGCCGACATCTCAAGCAACCCCTGGCGCATCAGTGATGCCTGCTTGGAGGAAGGCGCGCATCTGACCGCAGCCGTGTGCAAGTACTACGGCCTCGGCCGACCCCAGTGGGGAAAGAACGTCTTCGGGCACAAACACTTCTCACCAACCGAATGCCCAGCCTCACTGGCCGGTACTCAGCATGCTGCATATATGGCGCGAGCCCAGTACTGGTACGACCAGATGACCGGCACCACGCCGACACCCAAACCGCAACCCACGCCAACACCAGCAGCAAATATTGATGCGTTGGCTGATGCGGTCATCCGTGGCGACTACGGCAATGGCAACGAACGCAAGCGTCGCCTCGGAGCCAATTACGCAGCCGTGCAAAAGCGGGTGAACGAGAAACTCGCCGGTGGTAGCCCCTCCAAGCCCTCCGCCAATATCGATGCGCTGGCTGATTCGGTGATTCGCGGGGACTACGGCAATGGTGACGAACGCCGCCGCAGGCTCGGTGAGAATTATGTGGCAGTGCAGGCGCGTGTGAATCAGAAACTCGGCTACTAACCCCAACCAGCGATCTGCTGACTACATGGCCCCGCTGCTGCCCTTCGTGGTGGTGGCGGGGCCTTTTTCGTTTTCCTGGCCAAGGGGGAGTGGGTGGTTATAAATCGGTGTGGCTCGAAGCCCTGTCAGTAGAGATCTACTGATGAGGAGAGTGCCGTGGCGAGTGAGATTACCCGTGAGCAAGTGATGGAGCTACGCCGCCGAGGCGCATCGTATGGGCAGATCGCCACCAGTTTGGGCATGTCACGCAACACGGTGAAGTCAATCTGCCGCAGAGCCGACATCACCACCGCCCCGGCAGTCGAGTCTGAGCCTGCAAAGGTATGCGAACAGTGCAACGGCCATATCGAGCCAGCGGTAGCAGGGCAAAGGTTCTGCTGCGATGCGTGCCGCCTGGCGTGGTGGCATGCCCACCCGGAGCGGCTCAACCGGCAAGCGATCTACACCTTCACCTGCGCCGCCTGCGGTGAGAGTTTCGATGCCTACGGAAACAAGCACCGCAAGTACTGCTCCCACCCGTGCTATATCCGCCACCGCTTCAACACCCGAGGCGGCAGACCATGACGAGCGACATCTTCGATGCCGAAGTCGACCTCACCCGCCAGGTCGCCTTCATCGATCAACTTGCTCAGGCCGGTGCGCTCACCGAACAGGAAGCGAACACCGTTCTCGCCCGAATCGCAGACGAGTCGGCAGCTGTGGTGGGGGCGCTGATTGTGCGGGTTCGACTGGATAAAACCCGGGTTTAGAGCGTACATGGATACAACCAGAACCCCTAGCCAACAAAGGAAAACGAAGGGCGAAAGGAGATTGATGCACGTGGGTGAGATGAGGGTGATCCCAGCAAAACTAGCCCGGCCACAGCGGCTGAAGGTTGCAGCCTATGCGCGGGTGTCCACCGAACACGAACGGCAACTGTCGTCTATCGCCGCCCAAGTCTCGCACTACTCCCGCCTCATTCAATCCACCCCTGGTTGGGACTATGCGGGTGTGTTCATCGACGAAGGCATCACCGGCACCTCCACCAAACACCGCGACGGATTCAACGACCTCATGGACACTGCCCGGGCAGGCGGCATCGATGTGATTTTGACGAAGTCGATCTCCCGGCTTGCCCGCAACACCGTTGACCTGCTCGAGACTGTGCGTGAACTGAAAGCCCTGGGTGTGGCGGTGCGGTTCGAACGTGAACAGATCGACACCGCCACCGCTGACGGTGAACTCCTGCTCACCCTGTTGGCATCGTTTGCACAGGAAGAATCCCGATCCATGTCAAAGAACGTCAAATGGGGGATCAGGAAGAAATACGCCGACGGATTCATGCACTCGCGCCAACCCTACGGCTACCAATACGTGGGTAGTGACTTGGTCGTCATCGAGGCCGAAGCCGAGATCATCAGAAGGATATTCACGGAGTTCCTTGCAGGCATCTCACCCGAAGCCACAGCCGCCCAGCTGAATGCTGAAGGGATCACGCCCAGGCGCGGAGCCAAGTTTCGTGGGAAGACGATCCGTAAATGGCTCGAAAACGAAATCTACACCGGCCGCGTGATTCTGCAAAAGTACTATCGGCCAAAAGTGTCAGAATCGAACTGTCATACCAACACTGGCGAGCTGCCACGCTACCTCGTCGAGGAATCCCACCTGGCGATCATCGACCAAGCCACGTTCGATGCCGTCCAAGCCGAGTTTGCCCGGCGCAGACATCTTGGACGTGGAGCCACACCCTCAGGTGGAACTACCGGGCTCACATCTCGGATCGAATGCTCTGTCTGTGGCAGGTTCTATCACCGTCGCACCAAGAAACGCCGCGCGTCGACATACAAGTTCTGGTGGTGCGAAACCGCCACCAAAGGCAAAGGCAACCCCTGCCGGGCATCCCAAATCCGAGAAACACACCTCACCAGGGTCTGTGCCAGCGTGCTCGGCCTCGACGACTGGGACGACGAGCACGCGCTCACGCACCTGACAAAGATCGTCGTCAACGCCGACCGCACACTCACCATCCACACCACCAGCGGCGAAGCACCGGTGACGGTGAGCCTGGACGAGAGGAGCGCACGATGACCACGACGCAAATTCGGCGCAAGCGGGTTACCGCGATACCTGCCACGAAAACACCCGGACACAATGCCACGGCGCAGGGTGTTCAGCGTCGGCGTAGAGTGGCGGCCTACGCGCGGGTCTCCACCGAAGCTGAGGAACAAGCCTCCTCCTATGAGGCGCAAATCGACTACTACACCCGCCACATTCAATCGCGCAGCGAGTGGGAATTCGCAGGCATGTATGCCGACGAAGGCATCACCGGCACCACCACCAGACACCGCGAGGGCTTCAAAAGCATGATCGCTGACGCCCTTGCCGGAAAAATCGATTTGATCCTCACCAAGAGCGTGTCCCGGTTCGCCCGCAACACCGTCGATACCCTCACCCACGTCCGCCAGCTCAAAGACGCAGGCGTGGAGGTCTACTTCGAAAAAGAAAACATCTGGACCCTGGACTCTAAAGGCGAACTACTCATCACCATCATGAGTTCACTTGCCCAAGAAGAATCCCGCTCCATTTCTGAGAACGTCACTTGGGGACACCGGAAACGCTTCGCCGACGGGAAAATCATGGTGCCCTACTCATCCCTGCTCGGATACAAGAAAGGTGAGGACGGAAACCTCGCCATCGACGAAACTGAGGCCCCGATCGTGCGGCACATCTACGCCCGCTTCCTTCAAGGCGCAACCCCGCAAACTATCGCCAAAGAACTCACAGCTGATCAGATCCGCACCCCGCGTGGCAAACAGATTTGGTCGCCCTCTACTGTTCGTTCGATCTTGGCCAACGAGAAATACAAAGGCGATGCGCTGCTGCAAAAGAGTTTCACCACCGACTTTTTGACCAAAACCATGAAAGTCAACGAAGGTGAAGTACCGCAGTACTACGTCACCGGAAACCACGAACCCATCATCAACCCTGCCACGTGGGACGCCGTCCAAGCAGAACTCGCCCGCCGGGCAGGCAAAGGCACCTCCAACACGCACCCCTTCGCCAACATGATCACCTGCTCTGACTGCGGCGGCAGTTTTGGGCGGAAAGTCTGGCACTCCACCAGCAAATACCGCCGCTACATCTGGCGCTGCAACAACAAATACAAAAAGACCCATCGCTGCGCCACGCCCCACATCACCGACGAACAAATCAAAGACGCCTTCGTCGCAGCCCTGACCGAGCGGGTCACCAGCAACGACTCGCTCGATGACACCATGCGCCTTCTCGATGACACCATCTACAACACCCGCGAGCTCGAAACCCAGCAGAACAGGCTAGGGGAGTGGCTCGAAGAAACCATCACGCTGATGAACCAACTCATCACCACCGCAGCATCCAGCGCCCACGACCCAGACGACTACGACCGCCGCTACCGCGAGCTAGAGGACCGGCATCATCAACTCGAGACCGAGCACCAGCACATCAGCGAGCAGATCGATGATCTGCGACACCGCCGAGCCCAAGCCATCAAAGTCCGCGACTACCTCGCCACCCAGCCACCACTCGCATACAGCGATCAAGCCTGGAACACCCTCGTCGACCACGCCACCGTCACCGCTGACGGAGTCATCACCATTCTCTTGAAAGATGAGATCAGTACTAGCAAGGACTGAGCCGGATGCACCGAGAATTCTGTCGGTGCTTGACCTTAAAATTGGTGCATGGATGTTGCATCATGGATTTCCGCTGGCGCTGCAGTCGTTTCAATCCTTGGCGGCGCATTTGCTTACTATCAGGCGAATCTGTCGAAGAAGGCGAAAACCGAAGCGGTAGAAGAACGAGAGCGGGCACAACGTGCCGAACAGCGAGCAATCGAAGCAGCTGCAACTGCAGAAAACCAACTGAAAGCGGCGCAGCAACAAGTTCATGTTCTCGAACAGCACCTGCCCGCAATCGCGACGGCAGTCGAGAAATCTGGAACTGACCTTCAGAACTCACTAACTACTGGAGCGACTTATCAGCCTCGAATCGAATGGATCACCGGTAGCCAGTACGCCATCGTCAACCCCACAGCTACTACGCTGCGAATCGAAAACATCCTCAACAAGGACGAATTCGTCAGATTAGACTTGCAGGTCCCTTTTGAAGTACCGCCATCTTCTCAGGCGACATTCCTTGCTCTTGGAGCATGGCAACAACCGCTACCTGACAATCTCATTCTTGATGAAGTTGGATGTGACGAACCGCTTTATCTAGCGATTCCTCTAAAACGCTGA